TTACGTTCTCGACAATGTAATCGAAGTTGTTGTAGGCGTCGTCGTCCACGTTCACGACGAGGTTGCCGTCAGGCGCACGGAAGGTCCGTTTGACGATGGGGCACGTCCGCGCATCGTCCTTTAGCTCGCCGTACGAGAGGTCGTACTCCGTGTCACGGTCGTAATGGTCGACCAGCGTCTCCCACGACCAATTAGACGGAATTTCGACCATGATGTTCTTCTCACCGACCTCTTCGGCGTCGGCGTCAACCAGTGTAAAGTACAGAAACACTGGCACGTCGTAGTGGTCGGCCCACTCGGCATAGTGGGCGAGATGGCGAAGGTTGAACTTCCCGAGCCAGTCTTCACTGCTCTTGGTCTTTACGTCCACAATGCCGCGTAGTCGCCACTCGTCTTCGTCAATGTAGCCAGTCTTGTCCGACTGGTTTGGAATGTCGAACATGCCGTCTACGTCGGCAACACTGAACCGCTCGCCCGTAAAGCTATCGGACGGCCAGACGGCTGGCGACTCGTCTTGCCCGTCGAGCGGTTCCCACAGCCGCAGGTCCATCTTGTTGTCGAAGATAAGACCCCCGTCGTCGTGACGCTTGTCGATGCCCCAATGCTCGACGTGAAGTCCTATCTGGTGAAGGCGGCCAGTGAGGTACGCTTCACCAATGTCGTGAAGGTCGTAATTCGCCAGCAGACTGTTCCACTCGGGCCGTCGTAGCGTTTCGGGGTCGATAGTCGTTTTTTCCATTAGGCAACCACGTTCGGAAGGCGGATGGTTGTTATCTCGCGTAGAATCTCTTCAGGACTGCGATGCCGACCGTAGTCGGGTTCGCCACCATCGTTCGGTGCGGGTGTCATTGTGTCTTATACTACGCACTGCCCCTATAAAAAAGTTATGGAAAAGCCTGCTATGTCACATAAATGACGACAGTGCGTTCTGGTCTTGGTCCGTGTTCATCTCGTGGTAGGTCTCTGCCGACAGCGCGTCGTCAAAGTCCCATCCCATCGGGCTGAGAATCGGCGTGAGCGGGTCACGTAGCGTTTTCTCAACCATCTTGGACGTATCCACCACGAAGTCGTCGGGCACCTTCTCGGGCTGCTCAACGGCGATAGCGTCCACTTCAGCGCCCGCCTCTTTTGTCTCCAAGTCAGACGGGTAGGTCGGCGGGTACGAGCCAGTCTTGCCTTCCTCGACATAGAGCAGTTGCGGCTTTGCGCCCGCCGTCATGTGTTCCCACGTAAAGTGTTCGTTGGCGTACTTCGCACCGCGGTAGGTCGGCAGGGGCGTCTCAGTGGCCGACCCGTACTGCGTGGGGTGCTTCGACATGCCCTTCGGCCGACTGTAGTACGAGTGTGGCTTCTCGCCCGTCTTAATATCGTAGACGACCTCGTTAATCACGTCGTAGACCTCGGTACGAGCGGTCTGACGGTCGTCTTCACGCAGGATAATCTGAAGCACGTCTTCAAGTATCTCTCGGGTGACTTGGGCACGGTCAGACCGCACAATGTCGATGCCCGTGACACTAAACTCGGGCGGGCTGAACCACTCGCCTTCCTCCCATGCGATAATCTCTGCGTACCGCTTCTTGGCCTTCTTTTTCGTCACGCCCTCGGGAATGAAGCAGCGAGGCCCGTAGGACTCAATCTCAAGCTCGCAGTAGTGGTCACCCTCCGTGAGATTGAACGCCTCTGCCGTCCACTCGGAGTACCAGTCGTTCACGCGGTCAGCGGCTTCGGCCGCCACGTCGACAATGTCCGCGTAGTCGTCGTAGTGGGCTGGCACTTCCATTTCACCCTTGTCGTCACAGGCCACTTTAGTAGTGCCTTCAGCATCGTTGTCAACGTCCATGAACGGGATGGCCGTCATTACCGAGTCCGTGTCACCACCGACGCGGTAGGCCCGATTGCCGTCGAGGCCGCGCTCGTCACGAATGTTGTTCAGCGCGTCCACGAACTTATCCGACGAGTCCTGAATCATGCGACGGCCGCCGAGTGTAATGCCCTCGGCGATTCTCCAATCGAACAGACGGTAGCCCTTCCCGTAACTGTCGCTGTCGCCGTAGACGCCGTAGACGCTGTTCACGACACGCTTCACGGCGTCATAGAGCGGCGTCCCGTCGTAGGCGTCCTTCATTGTCATGAGGTCGTCCACGACGCTGGTCATAAAGCCCTCCTTGACGGACGGCTTCAGGAAGTACACCTTTTCGTACTCGGGTGAACTGTCCTTCTTGACGTTCGTCGGCCGCGTGTCGATATAAGACCACCGACAGTCGGCTTCAGTGTACTTCGAGGCCGCCAAGTCCTCTTTGGTGCCAATGATTGTCTCGGGTGACATGTTGGCATTCCGAATCATGTTCGGGTACATGGACCACACGTCAGGGTAGACGACGTTCTCGTGGCGGCCAAGCTTCGGCTCGAACACGTGTGCGCCGTAGTACCACCCGCGGTCAGGCTCTTCGTTTGTTGGCAGTGCCACGCCCATCTCGTCGGCGTAGCGCAGAATCATCACGTCGAGGAGGTCGATATTGTTGTTACAGTCCCCGAACTGCGCACCAGCGAGACTGCGGAGGTTCTGGAACATGTCCATCACACCAGCAGCCTTGTCGATGCCGACGACAGCCTGAACGTCTCGAATATTGTACTTCAGGAATTCAGCGGGGTCCGTCTCCCACGCGTTATCAATGTCTTCTATCTCAAGCTTACCAGCGTCGAGCGGTAGTTCCTTCGTGGAGATATTCTCAAGCCCCCACCCGCCGTCAGGCTCGGACCACGTGGTCTTTTCGTACGACTCCATCATGTCGAAAAAGCCGACGCCCTTGCCACTGATGGTAAGGTTCTGGCTGTAGCCACGCCGCGTGGTCCATAGCTGTCCCATCGGCGACCATTTGCGAAACGACATAGTGTTGAGCGACTTACAACGGTTGAGCAGATACGGGTAGTCGAACGCGTCACCGTTGCCAGTAGCACTGCTGTTCCACCCGCTCAGCAGGTCAGGCGACTTCATGCCGACATACTCGTTAAAGTCGTGGAGCATCTGCGACTCGTTTTCGAACACGCGGACGCTGCCTATGTCAGTGTTCAGCGTCTCGCCATCCAATTCGATGGACGACGGCTTGTTACGAATTGTCATGTTCGAAATCTCACGGTCGCTATGTGCCCACCCCTCGTAGCGAAGCACCCACACTGTGTACTCGTCGTCGTAATTATCGTGGGCTGTAATCGCCGTGACGGGCTGTTCAGCCTCGCTGGCCTCGGGGAAGCCGTCTGGTGACAGCACCTCAATGTCCACCGTGACCATCCGCGGCTCGGCACGCCAGTCGGGGTCGGCCGCCTTAATATCGTCCACATGGACACGATAGTCGCCGTCTTGGTGCTGTTTCTCCCACGTTTCATCGAGGTCAACTTCGAAGTGCGTCTCGATGCCCGTATCAATGAGGAAACGGTTCGTGTAGAACACGTCCGCTTCCCATGTCGTGTCGAAGTAGTCTTGAAGGCCCTTCTTATCGTGCTTGCCGTTCACATGCCACGGCAGCTTGGTCTCAATTCTGATTAGCGGGTCACCATGAATCGACTCGTAGCCGTCGTCAGCATTCACGACCCACTGGTGGTTGAGCGTACGACTGTCGAATGCCGCCTCGGGAATGTAGAAGGACGGCCGATGGCCTTCAACCTCGACCCACCGCTCTGTCCCGTCTTCAGTACGACCCCACAGATGGACAATCGGCTCACCGTACTCTTCTTCGTACTCTATCTGAAAGAGGTGTAGCGTCTCGGTGTCACCACTCGGTTCGTCGTCCGAAACAAAATCGCCGAGTCCTGCCATTATCTTACTACATAGTAGGGCAGTGGACTATAAAAGACTTTCGTTCTCATATTTCCCAAAGGTGTAATAAAAGAGTTGGGAAAAATGAGACAGCGTGTCACCTACACGACTCGTTCGGCAAGATGGTCAATGTCAGCACCCGCCAGCAGTTCAGCCGCTTCAGAAACGTCTGAGACGCGCGTAGCGAGGTCGCCACACTCATACGACGCATTGTACTCGGCATCGATTACAACGGCACAGCGCCCCGCTGCGGTCACGTCAGCGGCAACGTTTGGGCTGTCGTCAATGTGTACGTCGTACTCGCCGACAGTCGACTTCTGCGCGCTCGTGCTGATGAAGTCGCCGTAGTAGACGTTGTAGCCGTCGAGCCACGTCTGAATCTGTTCGTCCACGCCCGTGCGGTGGGTGACAATATCTACGTCGTGCGACCACGACAACCGTCGCGTCACGTACCACAGCCTCTCAACTGTAGGCGGCACAAGGTGCGTGTGGTTGTGCCACAAGTTCTGCGTGACGTGAAGAAAGTGGTCCCGCTGCTCGTCGGATTCAAAGTCCCAGTCTGGCGGCGGGCAGTTACTCTCGTCTAACTGGTCACTACGCTCGGCTGCGGCGTGGTGAACGTCCGCAAGCACGCCGTCAAGGTCTAAGGCTATCTGTGCCATACCCCTATTAGGGTATCACATTATAAAAAAGCGTCGGTCTTCGTTACTGCTCGTCGTCGTCAGTGACGTTGTCGACGCCGCCAATATCCTCTCGAACCATCTCCACGAAGCGGTCACCGAAGCCGCTAATATCAGTCAGCGTGGAGTCGGCGGCGTAGTACAGGTCTTCGGGCGTGTCGAAGCCGTTCTCCTGAAGTGTTTCGGCACGGGCAGGCCCGACACCCTTCACGTCTTCGAGCGCGTCTGCGGCAAGGTCGACGCCCGCCTCGAACGCTTCTTCGCCCTCTTCAACAGTGACCTCCTGCTCGCCACCAACGCCGTCAAACGGCGCGTCTTCGTTGCCTTCGATGGTATAACTGGCCTCGGCCTCACCGTCACCGTCGAGGTCCGCACTCACGTCAGTGTCGTTGCCAGTGAGATAAGCGTAGGCGAACGCCAGTCCGCCCGCAACCGCAACGCCACCAACAGCCGCAATAGCGGGGTCGACCATTACTCGGCCACCTCGTCGTTGGCGGTCTGCTCGGGCGCGGCAGGAATCTGCGGGACAATGTCACCGCTGTCAGTCAGTTCGGCACTGAACTGCTGTCCCTCAACCGCGTAGAGGGCACCCACCCCCACGTCCGCGGGCGCAGTGTCGGTGGTGCCGCCGATAAACTCTGTGACGGCCGCGCTGTCGTCAGCAAAGCCGTTATCGGGGATGATAAACTCCTTCGACCCCTTGCCGTACACTTCGCCATCGTCAAAGATGGTGTACGGGAAGACGGCGGTCGGTTCGTCAACCATGTTCGGCTGCGGGAGGTCGAACACGACCGTCAGGTCGAGGCTCGACTCTCGCTCGCGGAACAGGTCTTCAAGCATCTCGGTACTGGGCTGCTCGTCGTTGTCCCCAAAGATGGTGGGGAGGTAATCGCTCAGGCTCATTGTTGGCGTGTCGCGTTTGTTGTTAGGCGATACAGTATTAAAAGGCTTTCGATTCTATTTACGGCAGTTTAATGTCGTGGTCTTTTGCGTACTCGATAAGTTCATCAGCACGGTCTTCTAACTCGGCCGCGGTGATGTACCCATCTACAAACAGCCGATGAAGCAGTATTAGGGCTGCCATTACTTCCATCGTAGACCCCATTTCATCTGCTTCTTCGACAGCCTCTTTTACCTCTTCTTCATTAAGGCTGTAGTCGTCGTCTTCGTCGTTTTCGAGCAGTTCATCTACCGTCATGTCGGGCATGTCGCCTCGAATCATTGTTATAGTTCCTCCGAACGGTCTTCAAGACGACCAACTAACTTCGACTGAAGCCAGTGAACACGCGGTCGGCCACTCTCGTAGCGGGCACGGTTCAGGCCGCTGATAACAGTTCGCCAGTCGTCAATCGGCATCGACACGTAGGCAGCAAACTGCGGTCCTTCAGGATACTCTGCGGTAACACTGCCAATGTGTTCGTTGTACACACGCTTCAGTTCGTCAGCTTCATCAGTGCCTATCTGTTGAATCGCCTCGGGCACCATCCCGTGAAGCTGCTCAAGCTCGTGCGTGCGGACACGAATTGGAACGTTGAGTGCTGTGTCTCCCATTACACTTGTGTTAGGAGACACGTACGTAAAAACCTTTCGAACTGCTATTACATCGTGTCGACGGCTGCCTTTCGAGTCGCGTAGAGATGAATCCCGCCTGTACAGTGAATGGCAGTGTTCGTGTCAAACCCGTGCGGGTAAACCGCTCGTCCGACTCTGTACTCGAATGATGAATCGTGGTTTGAGCAAACCCGATTCGGAGCCTTCCCGCTTCGGTCAAAAGTCTGAATGTCTAACACTTCTGCCTCGCTCGCTCGAAGCTTCTTGTACGGGTTGTAGCTGTCGCTGTCAGACGGCCACGGCTCGGGATAGACAACATCAGCGTCTTCAGGAAGCAGAAGCTTCACGATGTAGCCTTGTGCGTGCTTCCACCCGACATGTGGCTCTGCCAGCGTAAACACTGTATCTTCAAGCTCTGGCAGTCGAGAAATACCCTGTTCATCAATGCCAGACTTTCGCTCAATGCTGGCCTCAACGTAGTCTGGAATGTTACCAACTCGCTCTTCAAGAATGTCTTTGTCTGTTCTGACAGCGTTAAGTTCGTTCTGGAGCCTGTTAACCTTTTTGCTCAGCTTTTCTACTTGCTCTTCAAGCTCGTCGTCACCGCGGTTGAATATCAGTCCCATTGCGACT